CGGAATCGGTATACGCACTACGTTTAGGTCGTAGGTTTTGCGGGTTCGAATCCCGCCTAGGGCACCACTTGACAAATCCAAAATGGTGTGTTATAATATTGTTTCGTTAAATAAACTCATCCCGAGGATTTACTATGAATGACTTTGAATACAACAACGAGGAAGAAGCTGAGATCGCTCAGATCCTTGCTCTACAACTAAACGCAAAAGCATTGGCCGAACATCGTGCCAAAATGCCCAAGGGTCCGAGTTTGGAAGAGTGTGAAGAATGTGGGGAAGCTATCCCCAAAGAAAGACAGGTCGCTGTGCCAGGAGTTACTATGTGTATCTACTGTCAAGAACACAGCGAGCGTATGAAGAGGCTTTACGGCAAATGACTTAAGGAGTAAATGATGGCACGAGGTCGAGCTCAACTAACTGACAAACAAGAACGTATCATGGTGCAGAGCCAACTAATGGGACTAGGTACCAGTGATATGATCAAAATCGCAAACCGAATGAGAGCTCTCGACACAGAGCGTGAGTTCAAAAGGACTGTAGATCAGTACTGTGCCGATTTTACTTTCGAGAAGAAAGATTATCTTCACTACGTGATTAAAAACCAGAAGGGCCGTGTCTTTGAATGCAAAGGTAAGCGCCACTGGGATCGCTGGGCTTATAGGACTGACTGGTCTATTGAAGTTACACATCCAGGCACACGCCTAAAGCCTAAGGTCGTTAAAGACGTAAGGCTGCACGAAAATAGTGATGAAATCGCTCGTGCTTGTCCTAATGGCGAAAAGGTACTTTATCGTCTAATGAAGTTCATCAACCAGAGAGGATTGTAAAATGAATCCGTGGATCCAAAATGTGTCTCTCAGCGATGTTAAGAAAGGTCATCACATCGATGCGGGTATTAACTCTATGCTGATTCAGATCGTCGATCCTGCTATGGAGTTTCCTACTCCTAGCTACCAGTTCAGAGAAGTGCATCAGTTCGAGTTCCTTGACATCGAGGAAGATGGAATGACTAACTTCGGCGACGGTAAAATGGTCGACATGAGCGAGTTCGCTATCACACAGGCACAGGCCGATCAACTGGTAGAACTTCTACAACGTGCATTTGAAAATCGTACGAATGTTGTTGTTCACTGTGTAGCAGGTGTTTGTCGCTCAGGTGCTGTCTGTGAAGTCGGTGTTATGATGGGATTCCGTGATACTGAAGCTTTTCGCTCACCTAATCTCTTAGTCAAGCACAAGATGATGAAGAAGCTAGGATGGAGTTACGACGAGAACGAGCCCCACACCATCAACGGTTACACGACCGAGTTTGGGATCGTTCTTCCTAAGACTGTAGATTGGACCGACGACAACGAAAAGGTCTTTACACTGGCTGCAGAGCGTAGAGAGCGTAGAGAAAGAGAAGGTGATATATGACCAAAACTGTATATCTAAACAGGAAAGATCTAGAACAAGTTTCAAAAATCTTAGACAAGTTTCCAGAAGTTAATAGTTTCTCTATAGAACAAGATAACTCATCTGGAATCGGTGACATTACTACATTAAAACTCAATACTAATATCGAAGGTATACGTGGAGAGTTTTCTGTAGAAATCAGCGGAATCGAAGACTGGTAAATGGTTGACAAATATGCATATTGGCTATATAATAGCAGTATGTATAAAGTAAAATGGAATGACGCAGGGGGTAGAGCCTGCGAGGAAGAAGTAGAAACACTATCACTGGCACTAACAAGATCTAAAGAAATAGGCTTATTTGTAAAAATAAACGGCGACGATTTCGAACTGGTTGGTGTATTTGGAACAGATTCTGTCAAGGACGGTAAACTACCGGACGGTACAGATTACACATGGATGAAAAGGAGACGGCAATGAAACGAGTGATTGAAATCCGTGCCGCAGAGGGCGGAGAAGATAGTAAACTGTTTGTCAGCGATCTCGCGCAGGCATACACAAAACTAGGAATGAAACTGGGCTGAACAGCTCGCCTGATAGATGTACGTCCTGGCGAGTGTTCAATACTTGTAGAGGGCGCAGATCTATCCGGCTTAGACAACGAGCCCGGTGGTCATAGAATCCAGCGAGTGCCTCCGACCGAACGAAAAGGTCGTGTCCATACCAGCACCGTAACCGTTGCCGTCATAGACCGCACTACGGAAATCGAATCCGTAGCTATCAACCAAAATGATCTAAAGATTGAATGGTATAGCGGAACAGGTGCCGGTGGGCAATATCGGAACAAGCACCAAAATAGCTGCCGTATCACACACCTTCCTACAGGTATTATATCCAAAGCAGAATGTCGTAGTCGCCAAAATAGCCTAGCAGAAGCTGTGGCTAGTCTACAACAACGCATTGACTCCGAGCTGAAAAGATCGTATAATAATAGCATAGCAAGTGATAGACGCCAGCAGGTTGGTTCTGGTATGCGAGGTGACAAAATCCGCACATATCGTTTCCAAGATGACAATGTCCAAGATCACTTGACGGGCAAGAGAGCTAAATGTTCTCAGGTCCTCAAAGGCAACCTAGATCTACTCTGGAGATAAAATGATATTGGTCTATTTGATAATCGGTACTGCAATGATGTTCCAAAGCGGAATGTTTTACAGCGCATATAAGATCGATCGTGTCGAAGGCAAGTTCAATCGCAAGATGTTAATCTGGAGCATAGGACTAGGCCTATCTAGTTTGTATTTTTTAATTTCTATGATCGGAGCAGCAAATGGCTATCGAGTATAAGTTCATTGGTTGGTGCAAAGACGATTTTGAAAATCACGATAAAGTCTGGGGTATCATCAAGCTCACAGGCGATCGTTGGGATGGGGACTATGTAAGCTTCTGGGGTCGTCGTGGTAAAAAGCTACAGACTAAAATGCACAAAGATGAGTCTGATTGGCAAATGCTACGTCTTGCAGAAAAGAAAGAAGACAAAGGTTACAAGAAGATCGATCGCAACCAGTTAGATACAGTCTATCCTGAGTTTCAAGAAGATTTGGAAAAGACTGCATTTTGGGCTCTGTTTAAGGTTTAATATGGCTAAAGAACTTCCGGAACATCGTGACAAACTTGGTCGTTTACTCAAGGTAGGCGACTGTGTTGCTTACCCTGGTAGCAATACACTGATCATTGGAACCGTTAAAAAACTGAATCCCAAGATGATCGGAGTGGCCAGAGTAGGACAAAAAGGTTGGGGACCTAGCAACAAATATCCTAGCGATCTAGTTTTGTTAGAAGGTCCCGAAGTTACAATGTATTTGATTAAGAATACAGGAAGTTGACAATATGGAAAAAGATAATAGTGTTCCTAGTCACACCATTGAAGCACTAGATCGATATTGGACTCACGGGTATGAACCTGGTAGTTTTTTAGCCGCTCTACTCTGTGGGGATGTCTATAATGCTATTGTTCGCGCTGACCCGTGGAACAAAGAGTCTCTTGGACATATTGTGTACTATATTGTACATAACGCACCTAGAGGTAGTTACGGTAGTCCGGAGCTCTATCAAGATTGGGTTAATCGCGGTGAGAGATTCCAGTGGTACCAAAAACAACGTGTGGTTGACATTTTGAGCACACCATAGTATAATAGGATATTAAACAATGAAAGGAGGGCATAATGAAGGTCATAAAACTAGACCGCAGACACAATCTGTATCACAAAGGCTATCGCTATGCCTTCTTGATCAACAGATTTACTGAAGAATCTAACAAGATAGAAAAGGCTGTAAAAGAGTTAGAAGGTTGGCGCTGGGATATGACATTCTGGGGCAAGCCAAAGAAGAACGCCTGGGGCTATGATAGCAGACCCTACTATGTAGGAATGAAAAACGAATCAACTGCTACTATGGCTCTGTTAAAGATGTAAGGAGGGCACTATGCCTAGCGTGTTTTTAGTCAGTGATACGCACTTTGGCCACGCTGGCGTGTGCCGTTTCACTCGAGAAGATGGCTCTAAGTTGAGACCGTGGACCGATCCTGCAGAAATGGACGAAGCTATGGTTAAGGCTTGGAACGAAAGAGTTAAGCCCACGGATAAGGTCTACCATTTGGGAGATGTTGTTATCAACCGCAAGGCCTTGTCAACGTTACGCAGATTGAACGGTGACAAGGTGTTAATCCGTGGTAATCACGATATTTTTCGTGATACAGAATACGGACAATACTTCCGAGAGTTACGTGCTTACCACGTTATGAACGGAATGATATTAAGCCATATTCCAGTACACGAAGCATCGTTAGGTCGATTTGGTGTAAACATACACGGTCACTTACACGCAGGTCGTGTAAAAAAGGCTCGTGGTGTTGATGCTCGTACAGGAGAAGTTTTGTACAGCGATGAAATCGATACTCGTTATCACTGTGTTTGCGTAGAACAAACACCGGACTTTGCTCCTATCTTGTTTGAAGACGTTATAGCACGTATCAAAGCAGAGGGCGGTGAAGTAGGGTTCAGGAACGGAAACGGTCCTACGATGTGACATTATCTACGTACTTAATAGGACTCTTCGGAGTCCTATTTTTTTGGCTGGCATAAATATAATGAGTATCTTGAAACCAGGAGTTTTACACTATGCCATTACAGATTCGCAGAGGCACTGATGCTGAAAGATTAGCCTTGACACAGCCATTAGCTGCTGGCGAGCTAGTATACACCACCGACGGACATCGTTTATACATAGGCGATGGCACGACCATGGGCGGTATAGGTATCACAGGATATACCGATGAAGACGCCAGAGACGCTATAGGGACAGCACTAGAAGCGGGCAACGCTAACAATACAGGTATAACTTTTACCAAATACGATGCACAAGACAAAATCGTAGCTACATTAAACGGGCTATCACAAAATATAGCATTAAACGGTCATAACATTACAGGCACAGGTAACATCGTTATCAGCGGTAATGTAAAAGCCGATTTCCAAGGATCGTTGTATGCTGACGATTCAACAAACATCATTAACGGATACCTAGGTACCGTTAATCTAAACAATACTATCGACGACCACGCAGTACCAAGAACAACCAACGTAAACGATCTAGGAACTATTTCTAAAAGATTCCGTGAACTATATCTGGGCACAGGACTTGATATCGGCGGTTATGCTATTAGCGTTAGCGGATCGAGCCTAAACCTTCCAGCAGGAACGACTGTAGGGGGAGTGCCTATTATCAGCAATGCAGGCGCAACTTCTATCAAGCGTGATATACAAGGTTCTGTATTTGCTGACGATTCTACACTACTAGTAGATGCTGTCATGGGTAGAATCACTGGTCCTGTGTTTGCAGATGTTACAGGTAATGTCGTAGGTGATGTGCGTGGTACATTGAAAAAAGCAGATGGTACTATTTTACATAGTGCTACAACACCATATATCAGCAATACTATTTTAAGTATCACTAACTCAACTCTTAAGAGTGTATCAGGTGTTGTTACCATCGACGGCCTAGGTGATCTAGGTCCCGGGCTTGTTATCCAAAACGATAACACCGACCCCGGTATAGAAATCCAACAGATCACTAGTGGTATTAACGGACCACAGGTCAAGTTCTATGCGGCAGGAAACAGCCTAAGCAGTCCTTCGGTGATCAATGTCAACGACAGTATTGGTGGTCTTCGTTTCAACGCATTCCTTACTACTACCGGTGGTAATCAAGAAGCATCAGTAGCATCCATCAACGCCGTATTGACACAACAAGGTACAGGACTACTAGACCCTTCAGCTAGGATTGATGTTACACTACTGAATGGTCCAAATCTAGCAAATGCTAAAACCTATAGTTTTGACGCGGCAGGAACTTTTGCAGCACCTGCTGTAAAAGTAGGCAGTTACAATGGCAGCAGTTATTATCCTAGCCCTGCGGCAGGAATGATTATATTTGACAGCAGTAATAATCATTTCTATGGGTACAACGGTACACAATGGAAACAGTTAGATAACTGATCAAAATAAAACAAATAGCCCACTTTACCAGTGGGCTATTTTTTTGACCATTAAATACCCATAGAGGTCATTAATGGAACGATATATCACTGATTTAAAAAATCTAGACTACGATAAACTTTGTAACACAGAATGGGATCTAATAGAACTTGGATTCACGGTAGATCACATCAGTCTCATGCAATGGTACGAAACCATTAAAGAAACTATGCAGAGCTCAAAGTTCAATGTAGATGAAGAAGATGAAAAATATCTAGAACAATCTATGCTACGTAGATGGAAAGCGGCCAACTCTGCTTTCTACAAAAATAGACCATCGCATTGGTGGTTTCTAAACTGGTCTATAGAAAGGTATGATCCCTTACCATTTAGCTTTTTAGCTAATAGGCAGATATATCCAGAAGTATTAGATTCTAATCACAGCGACCAGACAAACTCAATATTGTCTCGTTACAGGTTTGGTGCTTTCGAAGAGTTATATAAAAGGCTAGATAGATACCTTCTTAATATGAGAATACAGGTTATTCCAGAAGGTGCTGGACTACATCTACATGTAGATATGCCATATCCGGATGTTATACCTCGTATGCATATGAATCTTAATATCCACGAAAACTGCGTATGGTATTTCGGACATAGTGCTGAGCGACAGTATGTGATGGAACCAGGTAAGGTATATCTAGCCAACACAGCAGTTTTTCACTCTGTGATAAATCACGGCGGCCCGGATTGGGTTATACTTTATGGAACTCCTAATAGAGAAGATTTAGAATCTTTAATAAAGATAAAATGACCAAGCTAAACACTGAACAACTATATAAACACGGAAGCTGGCCATATCTACACGATAGTATGGTACCATCCGTTCGAGAAAAGTTTTATGGTCCGGACAACTTAAACCTCTTTGAACGTAATCTAAAGTACCAGCCATTAGATTGGATTTATAGAAATAAAAATATAGAATACAGATTTAATAAATTGGGTCTCAGGATGTCTAAAGATCTTGATGAGCTAAAGAAAGATATATTATATGTTTCGGGTACTAGTTTTTCTATGGGCATAGGTCTAGCCGAAGAAGATCGATATTCGGACATTTTAGCCAATAAGTTATCTTTAGACTATATTAACTATTCTGGTCCTACCTTCAGTATCAAGTTACAGGTCTATACATTTTTCAACTATATACAGAAATATCAGATACCTAAGATATGCGTCTTTGAATATCCAATACTTACCGGTTATACTTTCTTAGACAAGGAACATGCCCTTACCTTTACAGGAGGAAGTCATTATCCTAGAAACTATCAAAAATACATAGATGCATATGATATTCTTAAAGAGACCGATTACTTTAGATCTGAAGCATTAGTATATTCGAATATCCTTCGACAGTATTGTAAAAACATAGGTTGTAAATTAATAGAAATATCTTATAATCATAATGACGAGTTTGCTAAAGAAAATACCGTAGTTATAGATATGGACTTGATCGATCGAACAAATATTGATCAGCGTTATGCTAGAGATATCATACACCGCCACGACGGTATATCCGCACATCCAGGCATAGGTGTCCATAGGATAACTACAGAAAAAAT